CAGTAGGTGCTACTCCATTGGTCAAACCATTAACATTAATGGTGAAAATACCTTTAGTGGCAATGGGAACTGCCTCACCTGATACAACACACTGGAGTTCTTCCTTCTTCGCTGGGTAGTAGAGAAGGTTTTCTCCGTTTTCATCTTTAGCACGAACATCGCGCAAAAGAATTCCCAAAGCTTTATCATTGCCGCCAGTAGCAGACATTTTAGTTACTTTGTAAGGTACTTCTGGATATAGGGAGAGTCCCTTGCCCATAGTAGTTTGATACGAGTCGGCATCGCCGCGCTCAACATATTGGACAGGATCGTTAGTAAGGTTAGCTTCGCTGACCTTGACAACGGACCCCGCCTCGCCTGTTTCGGTATCAAGAGAATAGAAGTTAATAACATCATTCTCATCATATTGACGAAACGGCAATAAACGTGTAATTTCGTTAGCCATAATATTTAATATTTAATTTTTGTTTTAGTTTGCAACTTCAACAGAGAAGTTCCTCTTAAGCCTCTCGACAAAAGAAATTTGTTTGCTAGCTTCAGCGTTGTTGTTCGGAAGAGAAGCTTCTGCTTCGTCTCCCTCGACCTCAAGCTCTTCGTCCGACTCTTCTTTGCTGGCTACTGCCTCTTTAGGCTCATCACCCTCCGTGCGGTTAGCAACAGCTTCGTCAATGCGAGCTTTAATCTCAACTTCTTGAGCCTCAATATTTTTATTGAGTTTGTGTGCGAAAATAATCTCAAGCTTTTCCTTATAGGAATTAAATTCTTCTTCGGAAGAATCAAGGCCCTTAACTTCAGCGAGGACCAAAGAGAGTTCTTTCTCGTTGAGGCCATAGTTACTGTCAATAAAGTTCATGCGAGCATTGAAAACCTCCACTGCAGCGCTAGCTTTAACTTCGCTCTTAAGAGCATCAAGTTCTTGCTTCGTTTGTTTGAAGGAGTCTTGCAACTCTACAAGATCGCTTTCGGCTTTAGCCTTAGCTTCTTGTTCGACTTTCATCTTGGAATTCCAAGACTCATTATGCTCTACGAGAGTGTCACGAATACTTTCGCTGACAGTTTTAGCCTCAGAGCCTTCCTTGACAGCAGAGGCAACGCTCTTAGTCAACTGGGAGATTAATTGATCAAATTGATTATTATCCATATTTAAAATGCTTTTTAATTTGCTTGAGTTTACATTAGTATTGTCGTTTCGGGAAATTTTTTCTTCTCTTTTGTCAACTAAGTCTTCTTTTATTAAGTGAACACCTTTGACGGCAGCAGCAGGATTCTTTGTTAACGCTGCTCCCAACGGATATGTTTGACCTACAATTAATCTATTGACAGGATTCCCGTTTTCATCGATTCCTTTGCCGCCTAACCCTCTAATGTATTGTTTCAAGTCTTCTTTTTCTGACCCTTCGGCAATAGTGGAATCTTGCAAATATTTAGACCCGACAGCGACTTCAAATTGTTTAAATGCCAACTCCCAGCTTGTAGAGATGCTTTGATAAGATCCGTCTTCTTCTTGGGAAGCTTCTACGATTGCTTCGGCCAGTTGCGGATATACAGATTTATAAATCAATCCAGCCGCATTAAGGTAAAAAGGCTCTTTTTTGTCGGCGTAAGACTCAATATCGTTATCTTTAAAATCGAATTCTTGATCAGAAAAGGATGCGTTAATCATGTGACCAACAATTTTGTCTTTTTTATGCTCAATATTAATTGGCTTGTTAATAAATCTTTTTACAGCAGCTATCGCTGTTTTTGCATCAATGCCATCACCATTTTTGTTGAATTCATTAACTTTAGCTAAATTGAATACCACAGGCAATACATCAATATTTTCTTCAGGGTCAAAATCATCTGGCAGCAAAGACTTCGCAGCTTCTTGTATAGATCCTTGCGAAAGCCCAAATGATTCGAACTCTTCGTTTTTAATCTCTCTTACCTTACCTTCAAATAAGCAAATGTTAAAATCATCTAATGACATATTTTTTATTACACTGAAATTTGCATAGAATGATATAAAATTGCAGAAGCCAAGTCATCCAACTGGTGTTGACAGCCTAACTCTAGAACTTTTTTGTTTACCGCAAGAGAAGTGAGCTTGTCTAAATCTTTTACTACTTCAGATAAAGTTTCTTCCCAATCAACTAAATCTTTAGCTATAACAATAGATTCGCAAACCTGAGCTACCATTTCTTTTTTTTCTTTAGACATCCTCTTGAGTCCAAATTTAGAAGCAAATTCTCTAAATGCTAAAAGCTCAAGTTCATTTATCTTTCTTGTAGCCTCGACAATATTTTTCTTTGAATAAGAAGAGTTTGATACTCCAATTGGTCTGCCTCCAGATGGCGCGACTGCAGTGGGCTTATCTGGCGTTGAAGAATCCTCTTCCTCGCTGTATAAATTAATTGTATTCACAAGAGGCATGTAATGTCCCTTTTCGCGCTCTTCTTTGAATTTGTTTTGAGCTTGCTGCATTTCAGATGCCTCTGGGAACGTTCCAGTATGAACTACTTTCATTCCCTGTTCTGGGGTAAGAACACCTAGTTCCATAAGTCTTGTCGCTAATTTGGATAGATTATTATCGTCCATGGTGTCAGTTTTCGCGAATTTAGCTTCTGGCCAAGAACGAAGACCAGCAGACTTACAGATCCTCCTAATTTCTGGATTAATAAAATCATTCAAAAAGGCTCTGCGAGAGTCTTCTAGCCGCTGAAAGAAAACTCTCATTTTAACCTGAGTGTCGGAATACTTAGAGTCTCCGATAAGAATGTTTTGTAATCCTTGCTCAATATCTTTATTGATTACCTCATACTTCTCTGGGCCAACTACCTTGCGAATATCTGGAATAATAAAATCTGCTTTTGTGGTATAGTCAGAAACAAGAACCCGACCAACACTTTGATTCTTAAAGATCTGCTGCATGGCAGCTAAGTTTCTATGATTTACCCCGCCTTTGTCAGGCTCGTTGCCCATAGTTACAAGCAAGACAACATTTTCAATAGAGCGACTGATAGCTTGATCAATATTCTTTAATTCTATCTTTCTGTTTATATCTTCAAGTACAGAATAGCCAAGAGGGATAGCCAAAGGCTCATAATCCTGTTTTTTGGCGAAGACGACATGTAGCAACTGAGGGTCAAGTTTAATTTGCACTCTGGCCATGCCATAATTATTCTTACCTGATTTAATGGATTCTTTAATATCTTCTGGCAAAGAGTTTAACATTTCTAATTCATGATCCGTCTCTGGCTTTTGAAGACGAGAGATCTCAAATGGAGTCAATACTTTGAAATACTCATAACCACTAAAAGATATTGAGCCCTTAGTTGCTATATCTGTAGGATTGATTAGCAAATACCTGATGGGGATTTTTTTTCTAGAGCTAGCACCATATGCCTCTAGCATCTTTTGGGAATTTTTAAGAGGGATTTTCCCGTCCACCCTATAAAAGAAAACATTTCCTGAGCGATAGTATTCCCTGAAATACTGTTGCTTTATGTCGTGCATCCTGATTCTTTTAAACCAAGCTTCGATAAATTTTTTAGATTTCTCTGAACCGCCCTCAAGGTAGAGTTCTGAATCAGCGAACTCAGATAGAAGATCGATAGTCCCTTTAAAAGAAGAAATGTTAAAGTAGGCTTTTTGACAAAGCTCTACTGCCTCCCTTGTGTCTGCAGAACCTTTTTCGTAGTTAAATGGCAGTATGCCTTTTTCAATATTATTAAACTTATTAGGTAGGCCTAAAGTAGCTACTGCATTTGTCCTAGTGCCTGTTCTAGAAGTGGGAGAATCTAATCGAGAAGCTTCTGAGCTAAATATAGGATCACCAATTAATTCTGGCGTAAAGATTTCTTCTTGAGGGAGAAGCAGGTTTTCAATTGGAAATTCTTTTTTATTGAACTTCTCCCAGTATTCGGAGCGCTTAGTGTATCTACGAGACATATTAAAGTTTACACTAAAGTTATAAAAGTGACTTTACAACTTTTCAAATCGCAAACGGAATAAATGTTCCTTGAGGCTTTTGTTCTTGAGTAGCGTTTTCGGAATCAAAAAACACTTTAGCAAACCAATTCCCTAGGACCAAGGCAGAATAAGAGTCTTTCCGTGCTCTGTTAGGCCCTTTTTGTCTTCTGAGGTTTTGAGGCAAGTTAAATGCTTGTGATCCTTGCGGGTTCCCTATCACTTCAATGTTGGCGCATTC